CGATCTAAAAATTCTTGGTTCGGGCAGGACGCAGAGATGACCGCTCTCGCGCTCGGTGTGCATGAAAAATTGGTCCGCTCGGGCGTCGATGTAAAAAGCGACGACTATTACGAGGGGATAGATGGTGCGATGAAGAAGAGATTCCCCGAGAGATTCGAGGATGACCCTTCACCACAGTCTATATCGCAGCCCGAAACTAAAGGGCAGCGCAAATCAACAACTATTGTTGCACCGGCAACGCGCTCAACCGCGCCACGCCAAGTACGCCTGACCGCTAGTCAAGCCGCGCTCGCAAAAAGGCTCGGTATTACGAATGAAGCGTACGCCCGTGAACAACTTAAGCTGGAGATGAACAATGGTTGATCCTAATAGTCGATTGGCGCGTGCAGCGGAGACTCGTGATGCGGATACTCGTACTCGCACATGGGCACCGGCACAAACACTGCCGTCTCCTAACCCCCAAGAGGGTTGGGTCTTTAGATGGATTCGGACCAGCATGATGGGTCAGAACGATCCCACCAATGTGTCCGCAAAGTCGCGAGAGGGTTGGGTTCCGTGTAAATCGGAAGACCACCCTGAAATGTTAGCAGAGGCCGGTTTCATCAATTCCCCAAAAGGAAACATCGAAATCGGTGGGTTGTTGTTATGCAAGGCTCCGAAAGAGCTTATGGACCAGCGGACGGAGTATTACCGGAAGCAGTCTGAGGCTCAGATCATAGCCGTGGATAACAACTACATGCGTTCTGAGGATAAGCGGATGCCTCTATTTAGAGAGCGGAAGTCGAGCTTCGGGCGCGGTAAGTAAAAAATTCAGGAGTTCTAAATGGCTTATCCGACAGTTTCAGCACCATATGGATTTAAGCCGGTCAATCTGGTTGGTAGTCAGGTATTTGCGGGTGCGACCCGTCAACTGCCTATTGTCTACGGATATGCAACGAGCATCTTCAATGGTGACTTTGTTAACCTATCGCGTGGCCAAGTTCAGAGACTAGCGATCACTACGGCTGGCGGCATGAACTGGGCGGGTGCTATCACGGCTGCGGCGGGTTCGTCCTTTGCGACGGGCGCTGGCGCGGTGGTGGGTGGTACCGCTGGCATGATTGGTGTTTTCCTTGGCTGCTCTTATACCGATCCGACGACTAAGCAGAAACGTTTCGCGCAATACTGGCCCGCTTCGACGCTGGCTGGTGACTGCGTGGCATACATCTGTGATGACCCGGATACGGTGTTCAAGGCAGCGGTTGTGACCACTCAGGGTGGTACAACCATTGGTTCGCTGGCTCCGGCTCTGGTGGGGCAGAACCTGACGGGTTCAGATTTGGCTGGTAACGTGAACACGGGCGATTCCTCGAATGGCCTGCTGTATACGGCGATCACCCAAACGACTGCGGGGGAATTTACCGCAAGTGCTTATCCTTTCCGGCTCGTGGGAGTTGTCCCCGAAACGGCGAGTGTGTTGGGCACCGCGACCTACTCTAGCGGTGGTTCCACTACAACGATTGTGGCGACGGCGAACCTGCCTTTTGCGGTTCCGGTCGGCGCACAGCTGTCGTGGGTCGCTCCTAACGGTTCGGTGGTTGATACGGGTTCGTTTGTGACTACGGCGATTGTCGCCAACAACACAGCGAACATCGTTATCAGCAACGCGCCGCTAACGAGCATCACTGGGGCAACAACTACACTGGTACTGACGCAGTATTCTGAGGGCCTAGTTAAATATAACTTTGGTCTTTCCGAGTACTACTCATCCATTGTGATTGTGTAATTTAAGGAGTAATGATAAATGGCTATTTCACGCGCACAACTCCTTAAAGAACTACTCCCCGGCCTGAACGCGCTGTTCGGTCTGGAGTATGCTCAGTATGGTGATGAGCATAAGGAGATTTATGAAGTTGAGACATCGGAACGGTCGTTTGAAGAAGAGACTAAACTCTCAGGCTTCAGCGCTGCTCCGGTAAAGGCTGAAGGCTCTGGCCTTGCGTATGACAATGCGCAGGAGGCATGGACTGCTCGTTACAACCACGAAACCATCGCTCTTGGGTTTGCGATTACTGAAGAAGCTGTAGAGGATAACCTCTATGACTCGCTCAGTAAGCGATATACCAAGGGTCTGGCTCGTGCGATGGCATATACGAAGCAGGTTAAGGGTGCAGGTACGCTGAACAACGGGTTCAGTGCGGCCTACACGGGTGGTGATGCTGTGGCTCTCTATAGCACGGCGCATCCGCTGGTCAGCGGTGGTACCAACAGCAACACGTTTACGACTCAGGCCGACCTGAACGAAACCGCACTGGAAGCGGCTGTCATTCAGATCGCGGGCTGGACCGACGAACGTGGTCTGCTGCTGGCTGCTAAGCCTCGCAAACTGATTGTCCCACCGGGCCTGATGTTTGTGGCGAAGCGCCTGCTGGACACTGAACTGCGGGTGGGCACAACGGATAACGACATCAACGCGCTGAAGGCGATGGGTTCGATTCCGGAAGGTTACAAGGTCAATCACTTCCTCACGGACGTGAATGCTTGGTTCCTCCTGACGGATGTACCCAACGGCCTGAAGCACTTCATTCGTGTTCCGCTGAGCAACTCAATGGACGGGGATTTCGACACGGGCAACGTGCGGTATAAGAGCCGCGAGCGTTATTCGTTCGGATGGTCCGACCCACTGGGCACCTTTGGTTCGGCTGGTTCGACCTGATGAGATGGGGGCTGAGCTAAACACTCAGCCCCCTTTTGATTTCGATTCTGTCAGCCCTCTTAGGGATAGTGCACGAATGACAGAATCAAACCTAGTGCACATAGGAGATTAGGATGGGTCAAGCTACTCATTTAGGGCCGTGGATGCTCGGTACTGTCAAGAATACGACAGGGACCACGGCTGGAACGCTTCGGAATATCGGTGCCACGTCTGTTACACAGACATATCTGGCAGCGACAGGTGTTATCAAGGCTGCGCCTGTGGCACAGCAGATGTTCACGCTGCCCGCAGGATCGAAGATTATTCGTCTCAATACAGAAGTTCTGGTGGCTCTGGTCACTGCTACTAACTGCGGTTTGACCGTGGGCACAGCGAGTTCCGCGAGCTTCTTCTGGACTACTTTCAACACGGGCGCTACCAGCGTCAAGACCGTGCAGGCCACGATTGATGCGGCTATGGTGGTTGCTAAGACAGACAACATCGGTACGGCGGATGTCCCGATCTACGGCACGTTCACGGCAGCGACTGGTGACGCTACAGCAGGGTCCATACAAGTGACCATTGAATATGTCGTCCGTAATATAGATGGTACGACACTGCCCGCTTATAACAACGCTTAATAGTCAGTAAGGGGTATTTATGGCTACTCAAACTGACGTTAAAGCGGTGTATCTCAGTGCTACCGGCTTAGCCGGTATCGCTGGATTACGCAATCGTGTAAAGGGTATCTGGATGGCCACTCCTGTAGGTGCTGGAAGTGTTGTCATTCGTGATGGAAGCGCCACGGGCGTGACACTCATTAAATTCGACACTGCTGCGGCTATTACCAACGACTATATGCTGCTTCCCGGCGAGGGTGTGTTATCGCAGGCTGACTTGCATGTGACGTTAACGAGTGTTACTTCGGTGACTATTTTCTACGGGTGATATATGGCTAAAAACTGGATCGCTGGTGCGACCAAGAACAAGGGGGGTTTACACCGTGCCCTTGGCGTAGCGGCTGGTAAGAAAATCCCTGCATCTAAAATTGCAGCGGCGGCAGGGAAAGGTGGAAAGCTCGGTAAGGAAGCACGGCTAGCGCAGACTCTAAAGAAGATGCGTCATGCCTAGTCAATCGGCAAAGCAACATCGCCTGATGGAAGGCATTGCGAGCGGGTCTTTCAAAAAGAAAGGTCTGTCGCCTTCGGTAGCGAAGGAGTTTGTCGCTGCCGATAAGGGTCATAAATTTGGTTCTGGAGGTCATGTGAAGAAACGACATAAGCCACGTATGAGTCCCGCGATGATGGCGGCGCTCTCGGCCCCGCCGCCCGCAGCTGCAGGTCCCCCGCCCGGTATGGGTGGACCGCCGCCCGGCCCACCGATGGGTATGAAAGGCGGTGGTCAGATCAAGACTACTAAGACCGAGAATTCTGGTAGTCAGTCTAAGATCGGTGGTGGTATTGAGCGTAAAGGCAGGACATCGACGGCTAAGATAGGTATGAGAGGTGCTGGTAGGGCTTCTCACGGCACTACGCCCACGAAGATGTTTGCTGGCGGTGGGATGGTTCGCGGTCATGGTGCGGAGTCTAGAGGTCGCACCAAGGGTAGATTTGTTTAATGGTCGCAAAGACCTCAGCGCTAAGTGACTTTAACCTCAGCCTAGTAGAGATGGCGGAAGAGGCGTGGGAACGGTGCGGGTCGGAGATGCGTACTGGATACGACATGCGTACCACGCGGCGGTCGCTCAATTTGCTGTTGGCGGATTGGGCGAACCGTGGCATCAATATGTGGACGGTGGATTCGGGGGCTGTGGCGCTAGTGCAAGGGACAGCGACCTATAATCTGCCTATTGATACCGTAGATTTGATTGAACAGGTAATTCGCACTGGCACTGGGACTAATCAACAGGACCTTGTCATCACGCGTATATCTGTGGATACCTACGCGAGCATCCCAAATAAGTTGACGCAGGGGCGGCCTATTCAGGTCTATATCAATCGACAGTCGGGGGCCACAAGTTCTGCGAGTGTGATTCAGTATCCGACCATCACGGTGTGGCCAATACCTGATGGGTCAACTACGTATACATTCGCCTACTGGCGCTTGCGGCGTATGCTGAATGCCGGAGATGGCGTCAATGGGCAGGATATTCCTTTCAGGTTTCTGCCTGCCATGACTTCTGGACTGGCGTATTACCTGTCGATGAAGGTGATTGGTGCACAGGATAGGACGTCTATGTTGAAGGATGTCTACGATAGTGACTGGCAGATAGCTGCTGAGGAAGATCGGGAGAAGGCCACGGTGAGTTTTACCCCGTGGATACCTAGCATTTAATGGGTAACAAATTTGCATCGGCTAGAAATTCAATCGCGGAATGCGATTGCTGTGGTTTTCAATTTAAGTTGAGAGAACTTAAGAAACTT